TATGCGACAGCACGGGCACTGGGTTTTCTTCGGTTCCGCCTCGTAGCATATAAGTTTCCGCTTTGTCCACGGAAAGACTAATAACAGGACCGTCGGGGAAAGACTTTTTGCTGTCAACAACTAGCTCACCAATTACATCTCCTTTTTCTAAATCTATTACTTTTACAAAACCTTTGTCTTTTACAAAATAAGGGTGGCTATAGGAGGAAACAATACTGTCGCCCTCTTCAAAAAAGACCTCACATCTTGGAGAATCTTCAACCCTCTCTACTCTCGTTACTTTTTGAACGCCTTCTGAAGACGCTACTTCGTCACCTACTTTAAGGTCTCCGGCCAGTATCCAATCATTATTTGCCAACTGTATGTGTTCTTCGGGGCGAGCACATTTTTCCCACTCTTGAATGAACTTCCACATCGAATAGTCCTCATAACCAGGGTCCCCTAGCTGTGGTGGGTTTGCTAACCACGCGTTTATTTGTTCCGTTGTAAACTCTGGCATTATTTTCCTTTGTTTTTAGCTTGTTCCATTTTTTCACGGGAAATCTGAGCCCTAAGCGCTGCGATGTCTTCTTGACTTCGCATCTTCTCTTCGTCGGTTTCTTCCCTTACTTCCATTTTTTCTCGCTCAAGAGCTAATTTATCTTCAGCGATACGTTTATCGTCTTCGTTCTCTTTAGATCTTATCATAAGCTCTTGTTGCTTCAAGGCTAAAACACTATCATCATCACCGGAAACGTCCATAGCCTCATTAATTCTAGGCATTATTTCTTCTAATAAGTCCGCTTCCACTTGCGCTTTTAGCTGCTCTCTTAAAGGGTTAGGCGGCATGGGTTGTGAGGTTCCTCCGCCGCCTTGTTGTAACATCATTTGCTGTTGCTGCATCATTTGCTGCTCTTGCATCAACTGTTGCTGTAATTGTGGATCCTCTTGCGCCAATTGTTGTAGTTGTTGTTCCGCGATCTCTTCCGCCTTAAGCGCAATGTGTTGAAAAATATCTGATAATAAAGACGTTGCCACCATAGGGTTCATTGTAGCCATAGGGTTTTCTAAAAACGTGATGTGTGATTCGATGTGCGCATCGTGGTCTTGTTCCGGAAACGCCTGTAAAGGTGCGCCCATTAAAGCGGCGGCATTTTCTAAAGCCGGGCTTGTGGGTTGCGGTGGGGGTGGATCAGGAACCAACAGAGCTTCAATGTTCTGTGAGCCAAGCGCCGTGTACATTCGACGATACGCTTCTTTAATGTTGTGTATATCTGGATTGCTCTGCACCAACTGTAATTCTTGTTGCGCCAAAGAAATTCGTTGGGCAAAAGAGAAAAAGTTTGGATCAGAAACCGGAATAACATCAACACGATTATCAAAATCCGTTTGTTTTATCATTTGGTCGCCGCCGACTACTTGATAAGGGTATTCTGGTGGAAGAAACTCTGAGAAAACTCTGGCTAATATTCTAAATTCTGTTTTTTGTGCGTAATGCAGTCGTTTGTGAACCGCGGACATGACCTTGGTCCCCTGTTCCATGAGCGCTAATGTTGTTCCGACTGCCGCTTGGTCATTACCTTCGCCCACTTGCATGTCTGTGATGGCCGCGAACCGCTGACCGGCTTCCACACAAAAGCCCATTAATTGAAACAGAGTTCCACTTGGCTCTTTATAAGGGAGAGGCATCAAAGAATCTTTTAGCGCTCCGCCTGGTGCGTCTACATCTCTAAATTCTCCGGGTTCTAAAGGTGTCTCGTCGTCCCTTATTCTTATGCCCCGAGCTTTAAAGCCTGCGGGGAGGTTGGACAGGGTTCCTGCGTCTATGAGTTGTCTGAGGGCCGCTGTTGCGGTTCGAGAGAGTCCTCCGATCATGTGGATTAAACCAAAGCCGTAGAAACCCAGTCCTGGGAGAAACTTGTAGTGTACAAAATAAGCGATCTTTCTTTTTTGCGGAGCGTTTTCGTAATAGTTGCGTCGAATGGACAAAACCTGACTTGAGGTTCTATCAATAGTTACAATGAAAGGTAGGTGCAAACCATTAGGGTCTTCAAACCCCGGCATCTCCATTGAAACGTGAAACTCCAGTAGTTCATACATCATGTCGTTGCCCGAACCGCTAATGCCCTCGATCTCTTCGACCTTATCTTGCGTTACTGTCTGGGTGCTGGTGTAGGTTGGGGTAATTTCTATGTCTCGATAAAATCCGGACAACTGTTGGCTACGAATCTCATTGTAGTTCATTTTTACAATGTGTGTAATTCTTGAACAGGTTTCCAAATCACTGGCCGCATACGGCACCACTAAATCTTCAACCGGAACAAATTTGCTAACGGCTCTTTGTAGAGAAGGATCGTAATAGACTTTTTTGAAAGCGGAACCGGCAAGGGGCAAATAGAACAACAGTTGGTCCATTTCCGGCGTGTATTCTTCCATGACTGTTGTAATCTGGTAATTCATAAACTCGCGCACACGATCAGCTTGCGCTTCCACTTCAGGGGTAGCTGCGCCAACAATGTCCGTTTTTACCGGACCCTGTGCGGGCAGCAATTCTTTAAAAGCAGACGCTTGAAATTGAGTAACGGCTTCTGCCAATAATGGGTGAGTAACTCCACTTGCGCCCGGGAAGGGTCGATCGCGGTCTTCGTACTTAAAACCAAGAAGATCCAGTCCTTTGACATAGGCGTCTTCCCACTCGTCCCGACTCATGCGGTCTTCTTCAAAATCACCGAGCAATTGCGCGGCTATTGCACCGAGTTCCGACTCATCTATATAATCAGCTAGGTTGGCGTCAAAAGGAATCATTGCCTCTACGCCTAATTCATCCGGCATAAAATCAAGGACCGCGCTGCCGTCTCGGGCAAAATTAACTTCTACGTCCCCGTCTTCAGGGATAGGGGCGTCAATTTCAACCTCTTGTCCCGCTTCAATGTCCAGGTCGATTAAGTCGGTAACTCTGTCAATATTGGTGGGTTTTTTAATTTCGTCTATAGCCATCTTACATCCATTGTTTCAGTGCATAGTCTACACTATTTTGCACTTCTTCTGCACCAGGGCTTTTCGCTTCTTCTGGCCCCGTTATAGCGGTAGCTGCACCGGCCATGGTTAGTTTTCGTATTTCGTAATCAACTTTGGCTATTTCTCGCATTAGTTTTTCACGATTGGTTTTACTCATTATTGTGCCTTCTTGTCTAAGAAGATTTTTTAAATCGTACATTCTGGTTTCTAAATCATAAATCTGTTCTTGTGTGTCTTTAGCCTTTATTTTACTTTCTAGTTCCTTTGCCTCTTTCTCCAATTGTCGTTTCTTTTTTGTTTGAATTTGAATGTTGGTCTTGCTCATAGCTGCGTCGTCCTGAATTTGTTGACGACTAGCTTTATTTTTCTCCATAAAACGGACCGGAAGAACAGTATTGTCACGCAGCGTCCAATACCCTTTTTCTTGTCCATAGCTGTGTTGTGTTAAAAGATCTTCTATTTCGTACAATCTGGCTTCTTCTTTCTTAACAATGTCGTCTGCCTCTTTGTATAGGTTTTTTAAATGGTTCATTCTGCCTTCTAAGTCCATTTCCATTTGTACCGGCGTTTGAGACATTCCTGTTTCCCCTTCCGTTTTTATAACAGCTTGGTCTACCTCGTCCACGTTTTTAAATTTTCCGTACATGCTGGCTTCTAAATTTTCAAGTTGGGCTAACTCGTTTTCCATCTTATAAATTTCCTCGCCCCAGGGCATTTCGGGTTTTGGCAATAAAGGTGTTTCAGACATCCCTGTTTCCGTTTGTGCTTTCATAACCGCTTGATCGGTCTCGTCCACGTTTTTAAATTTTTTAAACGCATTGCGGATCGCCTTGATTGCTCTGGGGGCGTTTTGAATAATAGCCTTTGTTAAAAAAGCAAGGTCTATGCCCAACGTGGTCAAAAAAGCGACTTGTCTTGCGACCTCTGATTTATCGGTTTTGTTATAGCCTAGGCTTTCAAGAGTGTTCTCTATTGCCTCGTCGTAGGTTTCCGCTTCCAGGGGGTTGATTCTGGCTCTTGCTCTCTTTTTGGTCTTCTTTTTAGCCTCTTCGTCGTCGCCTTGTTGCCCTAATAGTCCCTCGGAACGCAGTTTTAAGCGCTGAAGCTTATCGTACTCTTTAGGGTCCAGTCTCTTTTCTTGCGCCAACAAGGAATCCAGTGCTTGGTGCCCGTATGTTTCTGCCGCTAACCAAGGCACACCGGCAAAAAGGTCGACAATACCTAGCCCTTCCGCAACACCTACTGCGCCTCCAACAAGCCTCTCTTTACTAAAGAGGTCTTTCTGTGCGTCAGCGTATGCGTCTACTTCTTCCTGGGTTGTAAAAACCGGAGGCCCTAACATGGTGCCTCCTATCTAGTATACGCCAGTGAAATTGGTGCCTCTTTCAGCGGATCCGCCGCCTCTGGATT